AAACAATCGTAAATGCCCTTTCTCTTGGAGGAGATGCAAGATTGTATCATCTTTTGAAAGAAGTAAAAGAAGTCAGAGATAATAATCCTGACGGACCTTATAAAAAGATACTACGTGAAGAAAAGGGAATATCAATATAACCTTGACGTTTAAGTGAAAAAATAGTATAATAAAAATAAAATGGATTGTTGGCACTGTGGTACCGAACTTATCTGGGGTGGAGACCACGATTTAGAAGAAGAGTTTTATGGCGAAGATCATGCTTATGACTTTGTAACTAATCTTTCTTGTCCTAAATGTCAAGCATATGTCGAAGTACATCATCGTAAAGAGGGTAAAGAATGGATTTCTTGAAAGAAATAGTAAAAGAGATTGGTGACGATTTTACCAAAGTAGCACAAGATATAGATGAAACAGAAAGATTCATTGATACAGGAAGTCATATCTTCAATTCGCTTGTTAGTGGTTCCATTTATGGTGGTGTTTCTAGTAATAAGATTACTGCCATCGCTGGTGAAAGCTCTACTGGTAAGACTTATTTTTCCTTGGCTGTTGTCAAGAACTTTTTGGATAATAACCCTGATGGTTACTGCCTTTATTTTGACACCGAGGCTGCTGTCAACAAAGGACTACTTGAGTCTCGTGGGGTTGACCTAACACGAACTGTTGTTGTAAATGTTGTAACAATTGAAGAGTTTCGTGGTAAGGCACTGAAGGCAGTAGATATATACTTAAAGTCAGATGAAGAGAATCGCAAACCCTGTATGTTTGTGTTAGATTCTCTAGGTATGCTTTCTACAGAGAAAGAAATTACGGATGCCCTAAATGATAAACAGGTAAGAGATATGACCAAATCTCAACTTGTTAAAGGAGCATTTAGAATGCTTACATTAAAACTTGGTCAAGCAAACATTCCACTTATTGTTACTAATCACACCTATGACGTTATCGGATCTTACGTCCCAACTAAAGAAATGGGAGGAGGCAGCGGTCTCAAGTATGCAGCATCTACAATCATCTATCTTACCAAGAAGAAAGAAAAAGACGGAAAAGATGTCATTGGAAATATTATCAAGGCAAAGACTCATAAATCACGTTTAAGTAAAGAAAACAAAGAAGTCGAAATTCGATTATATTATGATGATAGAGGACTTGACAAATACTATGGTCTTTTGGACTTAGGAGAGAAGGGTGGGCTCTGGAAAAATGTTGCGGGGAGATATGAAATGGATGGAAAGAAAGTATATGCAAAAGAAATATATAAGAATCCAGATAAGTATTTCACAGAAGAAATAATGCAAAAGTTAGATGATATTGCAAGAGAAGAATTTTCATATGGTTAAAGTATATGATAATATTATTCCTGATAGATTTTGTGAATTATTAATTAATTTATTTGAATCTAACAATAAATCCCATCAATTTATTGATGAGGATAAATGTCCTTGTTTTACACAAGTTAATGTAAATGAAGTTTCAACTAATATTCTTAACAGTATAATTCCTTTTGTTTATAATGCTTATGAAAAATACAAAAGAGATATAAAATCAAAGTACATTACTCCATTTAAGGAATTAGAACAATTTAGAATTAAAAGATATATTAATAATGGAAATGAAAAATTTGATGAACATATTGACGTTACTGATATTGATTCATCGATTAGAGCAGTTGCATTTTTATTTTATTTAAATAATAATGATGGAAATACGTTGTTTCCTTTACATAACTTGAATATTAAACCAGTTTCTGGTAGAGTGGTAGTGTTTCCACCAACTTGGGAGTACCCACATGAAGGATTGGCACCTAAAAACAATCCAAAATATATTATGAGTACATACGTGCACTATGGAGAGAATTGAAACCACTATTCTTCGTAATTTAATTTTTGATGAGGAATACTCACGAAAAGTAATTCCATTCATCGAACCAGATTATTTTGAGAATAAAACTGAAAAGATAATATTTGAAGAGACAACACATTTTATTGTCAAGTATGATGCTGCAATTACAATTGAAGCACTTAATATTGAGATTGACAATCGTACTGATTTAACAGAAGCAGAAATAAAAGAAGCAAGAGAGACTACAAAAACTTTTGATGATGCACCTGTAGATAATCAATGGTTACTTGATTCAACTGAGAAATGGTGTCGTGATCGTGCTATATATTTGGCACTCATGGAATCAATCGCACTTGCTGATGGACAAGATGACAAAAAAGGAAGGGATGCTATTCCTAGCATTCTCTCTGACGCTCTGGCTGTTTCTTTCGATAATCATATAGGACACGATTACTTAGAAGATTATGAGGACAGGTATGAATCCTATCATAGAAAGGAAGAAAGAATTGAATTCGACCTCGATCTTTTCAATAAGATTACAAAGGGTGGCATTCCAAATAAAACACTCAATATTGCTTTGGCTGGCACTGGTGTTGGTAAGTCTTTGTTTATGTGTCATGTCGCAAGCAGTGTGTTACTCCAAAACAAGAACGTATTATACATCACGCTTGAGATGGCTGAGGAAAAAATTGCTGAAAGAATTGATGCTAATCTTCTAAATATTCCCATACAGGATATTACTGATTTACCTAAACCTATGTTTGATAGTAAGGTAATATCCTTATCAAAGAAAACTCAAGGTAATCTTATTATTAAGGAATACCCTACAGCATCAGCACATAGTGGGCACTTTAAGGCATTACTTAATGAACTATCATTGAAAAAATCTTTCAGACCTGATATAATATTCATAGATTACTTAAATATATGTGCGTCATCACGTTACAGGGCAGGATCAAATGTTAACTCGTATTCCTATATTAAGGCGATTGCTGAAGAGCTCAGGGGTCTTGCAGTTGAAGCTAATGTACCTATCGTCTCCGCTACTCAGACGACTCGTTCTGGCTATGGCAGTAGTGATGTCGATCTTACTGATACAAGCGAATCCTTTGGTCTTCCTGCAACTGCTGATCTTATGTTCGCTCTTATATCTACTGAAGAGTTGGAAGAGATCAATCAAATAATGGTCAAGCAACTCAAGAATAGATACAATGATCCTACTATTAACAAGAGGTTCGTTGTAGGGATTGATCGTGCCAAGATGAGACTATATGATGTAGAGCAATCAGCACAACAAGGTATTACTGACGCTAATCAAGACATCGAAATACCAGATAAGGATGAGATGTCGAAAAAATTTGCACAATTAAAAGTATGAGTGACATTCATTTTAAGAAACACAGAGTGTTTCGTGAGACAGAAGATGTTATCTTCTATGATATATCAGTTGATGAATCAAATGCAGCAGATTTAGTGGTGCATACTGGTGCTGCTACATCACCACCTGATGATGGAGTGGGAGCAAAACAATTTTATATACATGAGTTTCAAGACGATTACAACAGAGTAGTTCAAGGTGAAAGAACTTTTGAATTAGTCAATAATACATGGAAATATCCATATCATATAGTAAGGTTAGACGTACACAGTGGTGCACTTATAATTCCTGCAAAAACTTGGCACAGATCTGTGTCTGGAGAAGCGGGATCTATAGTAATTAATCAAGCAAAACGATACGATGGATTTAATGCAGCAGAAGAATTCAAACCTGTATCTTGTGCAGAAAATAGTTTGCTATATAAAATACTACTACACGAAAAACCTGTAATTCATCGTCTTGGAGAGTGAAAATGACTGTAGATTTTAAACGTTACGAGAAGTTTGTCGATGCTGTCACATCCGATAGTTCTAAAGATTTTGTCTATCTTGCTGATCGTCTGGTTGAACTTGACAGAAAGGGTGCCAATATTGAACGTCTTACCACTTCTGGTGTTGGCCTTGCTGCTGAGTCTGGAGAGTTCTTGGAGATCGTTAAGAAGATGGTATTCCAAGGTAAACCTTGGAACAGCGACAATAGAGAACACCTTATTATTGAGTTGGGTGACGTTATGTGGTACGTAGCACAGGCATGTATGGCATTGGATATTAGTTTTGAGGAAGTTCTAGAGAGAAACGTACAAAAATTAGAGAAAAGATATCCTGGCGGTAGTTTTGATATCCATGACTCTGAGAACCGTGCAGCAGACGATCTTTAATAATTTTCATCAGTTATCTCCTGTCATAGTATATGAGACAGAGATAAAAGGTTTTCTACCATCTCTTTATAACAGTTTTGAGGATGGTAGTTTTGACAATTCTACTGGTAAAATAACTGGTGAGTTGAATGGTAAAGTTCTGATACATCAGGACACTAGACTAGCACCTTTTTTTAGAGAACTCAAGAAATCTATAATAAAATATCTTGAGCATTTTAATATAGATAAAAAAACTTTTGAAATAAATTTTACAAAAACTTGGTTTACCATATGTGATCCTAAACAAACTTTCCCAATGCATTATCACTCATGTTCTCATATATCATGGGTATACTACATACAAACGCCAGGTGACCCTATAGTTTTTCATAAAAAAAATTCAAACGAGTGGTTTGGAGATGCGTTTAAATTTTCAAATCATTACACATACACAAATATGGAGGGATATGCTATCAATCCTAAAGCAGAACGCTTGGTTATTTTTCCTGGTTCTCTCGAACATTATACTACTGCTGAGCCTAGAGAACATAGACGGATTAGTCTTGCGGGCGATGTTATTTTAACATTAAAGGATAGAACCAATTCAGAAAGTGGTCTACTATCACCCCAATATTGGAAGCAGTTCTAAATAATATATGCTATAATAGAAGAAAGAGGAGATACCATGTCAGGCATGAGCTATGGCGACTATGGCAAGAGAGATAACACTGGTAAAGGTGTGTCTAGAATTGCAGTGCTATTAGATGCTATCAGAAATGGAACTCCAATAGAAGTATCAGGTAAGGGTAATAAAGTAATACAATTTAATGACCCAGATATTGAAGCAGAAATGGTAACTGCATCTAATACTTTAGATGATGGTGTGCATCAATCATTTGCTGACAAATTTAGTGGTAAAAGAGTTTTAAAATACTTTTATCAACAAGGTAATGTAAGTAAATCTGTTCCAATATTATTAACTAACATAGAAAAAACAAGAGCATTTGGTAGCACAGGTGGTTCTGGTGCAGGAGCAGGAAATACAGCACTATTTGAGAGTGCTGCAGCATGGTTCGCTGCTGTCAGATTCAATCAATCAGACGATTTGCCAATAGATAGTTTTCCATCTGAGAAAAAGATTGCAGCAGTTTCTGCAAAAGTATCTACTGACAAATCTTGGTCAGAAGTAAAGGGTTTTTTAGAAAATAATCAGGATTGGGTAGAGTCTAGTAATAAAACTGCAAACGCATTATACGATAGATTTAAAGGTGGAGACTACACATGGTACAGAGGTAAAGGAACTATTATAAATGCACTTTCTAAGGCATTTGCAAGACTTCAAAACTCACATATTGTTCCTGAGACTGGGATACAAGCAAAACCATTTGCTAACTTAAACAAATGGACACCCGCTGACCTTTGGGCATGTGATACATCATGTGTATCTGCTGCTGACATGAAAGCATTTACTACATTTGCAGCATTCAATGAGTTTTTACAACAGAATGCACGCAGTGGAAAACTGATTGGTATATCTTTGAAGCAAGTTGAACGCACCAATGCTAATTTAGCAGAAGTTAATATGGGAGAGGTAAAATCAACAGCATCATTTGATGGAATATACGCAAAATCTTTTACATCATTAGATGTATGGATGTATACCTCTGGTGTCAATTTATCCATACAGTTTAGGGATACATCTGGTAACGCAGGATTGACATGGCAGGGAGAAGTTATAGGATCTGCAGCAAAACACGGTAAAATAGGTGGTGGTGTTATAAATTTATTGTGCGAACAAGTGTATGGATCACCTCTCTATAATAATCTTGATAATATAAAAACTCAAGCAAGAAGTGGTGCATTAAATGTGCCTATATTACGTCTATCAACATCACATCGTGCTAATATAGATGGTTCTATGAACACAGAAGGTAGAACTAAAATATCAGAAATTACTGCTGATATTATACAAGAACAATATGAGAAA